TAGGTCCAGGTATGGGTGTAATGACTAAAGCTGAAAAGGATGAAGTCGATGCAGCTAACAAGACAAATAAAGAAGTACGAGAAGAGATGGGAAGACTTCCAGACCGTGCAGAAAAAACCCGAAAGAAATACGAAGAAGATAAGGCCGCAAGCCGTGAAAGACGTGGTCCTTCAGCAGGTGAAAAGTTTAATACTTGGTATGAGGAAAATGGCGATAAATATAACACGATGAAAGAAGCTATGGAAGCTTACCAAGGAACACTTAAGTCAGGTATGAACAAAGGCGGTATGTCCAAAAAGAAAAAAGGGTATGCTAAAGGTGGCCTGATTGATATGAGAACAACAGGGTTGTTTAGATGAAGCTAGAGGGTGACAAGGTTGTAGACCATATTGGTACTGTCCTTGCTGAAAAGATTCGTGGTGAGTGGCATACTAAAGATCCTGCTGTCTTAGACTTTATAAACAATCAGGGTACAGAAACAGTCAGAGTACGTGCTAGAAACGAGAAGGGTCAGCTAATGGCAGATGATCCTTCTACACCTGATGTTAATGAAGCATGGACAACTAAAATAGTTAAAAAAGTAAAAGGTAAAAAGTAAGTGGTATCTTTAAGTTATAACACAGCAACTGAAAGTGTTGCTGTTACAGCCACTGCAGGTGGGGCAAGTAGTAATGTTTTATACACTTGCCCTAATAACTATGATGCTGTAGTTACCTTTCTTCATGTAAGTAATGGGGGTGTATCTACAGATAATGTTTCTATTCAGTGGTATCACAAAGAAGATGACACGTACTATACTATAGTTAATAACAAATCTGTTTCAGGTCAGGATGTATATAATATGATTACATCTGATAGGTTGTACTTACATGCAGGTGACAAGATAACTGTATTTAATGGTGGTGGTACTATGGGTGTCACAATATCTGTAGAGGAACATTACAACCCTAACAGAAAAACATAACGGACTTGCATTTTTATCAATAGTATAGTATAACTATGTGTGTATAACTAGTCTCTGTAAGCTGCATAAGTGCAGCAATTTATGGAGACAACAATGAGAAAGTTTTTTGAAAGATTAATCGAAGCACGTCAACGTCAGGCTAATGCACGAATTGCAGAGATGCACCTCTGGAAAATGTCAGACCGTGAACTAAATGATTTAGGTATTGGTCGTGCAGACATTAAAAGAATAGTTCGTGGCGACACACTATAAAGACAACACACACAAGGAAACACACACATGGAAAAATATACCTCTAATCCGTATCAAATACGTACAGACCTTTTGGCTATGTCAAAAGAGATGTTAGACAAAACATATGACACACAGCTTCAACTAGCATACGCAGCTATGGAGCAGTACAAAGACAATGCTGAACTAGCTTTAGAAGCTTGGAAGAAGTACATCCCTACGATGTACACACCTGAAGAAGTTAAGAAGCAAGCAGAAACATTATACGAGTTTGTAGTCAATAAAAAGTAAAGTCTAATGAGTCTTTGGGAGGAGGCGAATGGACCCTGTTACAATAATTTCAGGTGCGACAGTCGCCTTCAATGCCCTTAAAAAAGGCTTTGCTGTAGGTAAAGATTTACAAGACATGGGTAGCCAACTAACTAAATGGGCTGGCCACATGTCTGACTTAGGTCAAGCTGAGAAGCAAGTAAAGAACCCTCCGTGGTGGAAAACACTGGGTGGTTCTGTAGAAGCCGAAGCTATGGAAGTATTTGCAGCTAAACGTAAAGCTGAACAAATGCGAAAAGAGCTGAAGGACTACATTAGCTTTACTATGGGTCCATCTGCTTGGGATGAGCTTGTAGCTACAGAAGCTAAGATAAGAAAACAAAAGAAAGAGCAAGAATACCGTAAGGCTGAGATGCAAGAAGCAATAATTACTTGGACAGTTACAAGTTTACTTTTAGCAATAGGTTTTGGTATTTTTGGCTTTATATTATATATGGTGACATAATGGCTAGAAACCTAACAGAAAAACAACAGAAGTTCCTTGACGTATTGTTTGAGGAAGCTGGGGGCAACCTAGTAAAAGCTAAGAAGCTTGCTGGGTATGCTGACGCTGTTACTTCTAGACAAGTAGCAGAACCACTTGCAGATGAAATTGCAGCACTAACAAAGAAGTTTATTGCTTCGTCTGCTACAAAAGCTGCATACTCTATGTTTGAAGTTATGAACAACCCAACAGATCTAGGAAATAAAGAAAAGATGGCAGCTGCAAAAGATGTCCTAGATCGTAGTGGCTTTACAAAGACAGAGAAAGTAGAAGTCTCTGCTGCAAGCCCACTATTTATTCTGCCACAAAAATCGGATGAAGACGAATAAAACTTGGACGTTACCTAAGCCAGACTTTGTGGATGGTGAGTATGTCTGGAAACCTGTGGTAAGATTAGGTAGCCATGTACCATTTGGCTATAGACAAGACCCAGATGATCGTGATATACTATTACCAATTCCAGAGGAACTAGAACTGTTTGAACTGGCTAAGAAGCATCTTAAAAGATATAGCTATAGAGAAGTCTCTGCTTGGCTCAGTACACAATCTGGAAGATATATTTCCCACGTAGGTTTATATAAGAGAGTGAAACTTGAGCGAAAACGTAAGACAGAAGCTGCAACTCAACGCTACCTCGCCCAGCGTTATAAAGAAGCCCTCGAAAAAGCGGAGAGGCTCGAAGGTAGGCTCCTCGGCCAAAAAGAGTACACCAGCTCAACCGAAACCTGAAGAGTTAGATTTTGAGCAGGTAGCACAAGAAGTTATATTTGAGCCGAATCCTGGTCCTCAGACTAAGTTCTTGGCTGCAACTGAACAGGAGGTTCTTTATGGAGGTGCTGCTGGTGGAGGTAAATCCTATGCAATGGTTGCCGACCCTGTACGCTACTTGGGGAACCCAAATGCGAGAATGCTTCTTGTGCGCCGTAGCACAGAGGAACTTAGGGAACTTATATCGGTAAGTAAACAACTCTATCCAAAAGCTATTCCTGGAATTAAGTTTATGGAAAGAGATAAGACTTGGGTAGCTCCATCAGGTGCTACATTGTGGATGTCATATCTTGATAGAGATGATGACGTTATGAGATACCAAGGTCAAGCTTTTAACTGGATTGGCTTTGACGAACTTACACAATGGCCTACACCATATGCTTGGAACTACATGAGATCACGTCTCCGTACTACTAAGGCATCTGGTTTGCCACTGTATATGAGAGCAACAAGCAACCCAGGTGGCCCTGGGCATCAGTGGGTTAAGAGAACATTCATTGATCCTCAAACTCCAAACAAGTCGTTCCATGCTACTGATGACAACGGAGAGGTGATAACTTGGCCGAAGGGTCATAGCAGAGAGGGTGAGCCTCTGTTCAAACGGAAGTTTATTCCAGCCACCCTCTTTGACAACCCTTACCTTTCGGACGATGGACTCTATGAAGCCAACCTTTTATCTCTGCCTGAACATCAGCGAAGACAGTTGCTTGAAGGTGACTGGGACATTAACGAAGGAGCAGCTTTCCCAGAGTTTAACAGAAGCATCCACGTTGTTGACCCATACGACATACCAAATAACTGGATACGCTTTAGAGCTTGCGACTATGGTTACGGTTCCTACACTGGGGTTCTTTGGTTTACTGTAGTTCCTGGATCAGAACAGTTAGTAATCTACAGAGAGCTGTATGTATCTAAGGTTACAGCTACAGACTTAGCTGATATGATCTTAGAAATAGAGGAAGAGGCAGGGGAAAGAATACGTTATGGAGTTCTTGACTCTTCTCTTTGGCATAATCGTGGTGATACTGGCCCTAGCCTTGCAGAACAGATGATTCTAAAAGGTTGTAGATGGAGACCCTCAGACAGATCTAAAGGCTCTCGTGTTGCAGGTAAGAACGAAATACACAGACGACTACAAGTTGATGAGTTTACAGAAGAACCTAGGATGGTTTTCTTTAGTACCTGCACTCAAAGCATAGCACAGATACCTAGTCTACCTCTTGATAAAAACAACCCAGAAGATGTAGACACACATGCAGAAGACCACTTGTATGATGCACTACGTTATGGTATAATGACTAGACCAAGAAGTAATATATTTGATTTTGATCCCTCAGCCCAGCGCACAGGTTTTCAAGCATCAGATCCAACTTTTGGATATTAAGGATAAGACATGGAAGAAGATTTTGAAGATATGATCATGGATATGGGAGAAGCTTCTGCGATTGAAGACGTAGAAGAGGAAGACTATTCCGATCCAGTTACAGGTCAGATTGTTCAGTTTGTAAAAGACAAGTTCAGTAAAGCTGAAACTGCTCGTCAACTTGACGAAGAACGTTGGATTCAGTCTTACCGTAACTACCGTGGTCTTTATGGGCCTGATGTTCAATTTACTTCTACAGAAAAGTCTCGTGTTTTTGTTAAGATTACTAAAACTAAAACACTAGCTGCCTATGGTCAAATTGCAGAGGTATTGTTTGGTGGCAATAAATTTCCTATTACCATTGATCCAACAATTCTTCCTGACAATGTTCCAGACACGGTTAGCTTTGAAACTAATCCACAGATAGAACAAGCCAAAGAAAATACAGGCGGTTTAAATCCTGGCGAGACTTTCCCAGAATATATGCAACGTATGGCAGGTCTTGAAGAAGATCTAGAGCCTGTAGCAGACAAACTTGAAGAAGGTCCAGGAAAAACTCCTAGCTCTATTCAACTACACCCTGCAGAGATTGCAGCTAAGAAAATGGAAAAGAAAATCCATGATCAGCTAGAGGAATCCCACGCAAAGAAACACCTACGTGCTGCAGCATTTGAATGTGCACTGTTTGGTACTGGTGTAATGAAGGGTCCATTTGCTGTAGACAAAGAGTACCCTAACTGGGATGAAGAGGGTAATTACAACCCAGTATTTAAAACAATTCCACAAACTACTTCTGTATCTATCTGGAACTTCTACCCAGACCCAGATGCAGCTACTATGGAAGAGGCAGAGTTTGTAGTAGAACGCCACAAGATGTCTCGTTCTCAAGTACGTGCCCTAAAGAATCGTCCATACTTCCGTTCTAATGCTATCGACAACGTCCTACGTCTTGGTGAAAACTACCGTAAAGAGTGGTGGGAGCATATTATGGAAGACAACTCCGAAGAAGATAGGGCTGATCGCTTTGAAGTTCTAGAGTTCTGGGGTTTTGTAGACAGAGAAATTATTGAAGATCAAGGGGTAGATATCCCTTCAGAATTAAAAGATGCAGATCAACTAAGTGTAAACATCTGGATTGCTAACGGTCAAGTACTACGTCTAGTAATGAATCCGTTTACTCCAGCTTACATTCCTTATTTTGCTGCACCTTATGAAATGAATCCATACAGCATCTTTGGTGTAGGTATTGCTGAGAACATGGATGACACCCAAACACTTATGAATGGCTTTATGCGTATGGCAGTAGACAATGCTGCCCTATCTGGTAATTTGCTTATTGAGGTAGACGA